ATGCACAGGGGGGGTCATTTTGACGGACCCCTCCCCCTATCAAAATGGACAGAGGAACAGGTCTAATCAAAATGATTTCATTCAAAATAGATTTTTTATTCATCTTTTTCTTCTTCTCTTACAAGTTTCTTTCGAATTCCAAAAGGATCAACAGCAATGATCTGATCAATTGCTCTTTCAATTTCGATTTGGTTTTCTTTGTCAGAGAACTGGTCCGTGGTATAGGCTAGACGAGCCAGATAACCACATGAGTTGTAGCCATGGTCCATATCAAAACGCCACCAATTCGCAAAGTCATCAAAAGGATCAAAAGGATTGTCAAATGTTGTTAATGCAACAAAACGAGACATTAGCTTTCACCTCCATTTAAATACTTTGCAACAGTTGAAGGCGAAATTCCTAATGCTTCAGCAATCTGTGCATTTGTAGCACCTTTTGCAGACATTGTTTGAATTCTAGAAACCTTGGCTGTAGTCAAAGCAGTTGATGTTTTAGGCATAGCATAACTACGAATCTTGTCCATATCAGAGAATCTGAAGATCTGCATAAGTTTGGAATCGCTAATTGCACCAGATTGAATGGCTTTCCATTCTTTATCGGTGATGTCGATTCGTGTGCCTTTACTGGAAGCACCAGCACGTTCACGAGCATCATTAATTGCAATTTGCCGAATCTTATCAAGACTCTTCTTATTTTGCTTATCTTTTAATTCTGGATAGGCCTCTGTTTTGGCATTAATAATTGAATTGGCAATAGCCTGTGCCCGGCGCTCTTTAGGGATATTAAGCTGAGCCCTACCCAGTTTAGTATTCAAAGAGTTGACTTCTTCCGCATAAGTCTTAGCAGAAGAGGGGCTATACTCTAAGCGAGGAGTATTTACCATCTGTTTACGGGCTTCATTTGCCAATGCTTTCATCTGGTTTGCAAAGTCCGCATATGCCTCATCTTTTGGATGACCAGAGGACAATTCATGTGCATCTTCTCTATTTAGAATCTTTGGAACTTTAGTTGTAGCCTTGACGGGGTTACCATCCTTATCCCGGCGGTAGTCACCAGTTTCTCGATCCCAAATGAGTCTCCCAGATTCTTTGTAAATAATCTTGCCAGTCTCTTTATCGATAACACCAGATCCACGACGTTCCGGGACTTCATCGGTTTGCTTATGCCTAGAAATAATGGTTGATGCACCGCCATAATGGACATTCCCATCAGCGTCAACCCAACGTTGCCACTTTTTAGTTAGCTCAGCAATCCCATTATCTCTAGCAGATTGACGATAGTCATAGTTATGCTTGACTGCATCGATGACAACCATACTATGCTTAACAGCTCTAGCAACCTCAGATTCTGGAGCACCGCCTTCTGTCATGTCTGTGAGTAGATTTGACACCACACCCATTTGTTTTTGCTGATACTTTTTGCTCATTGGCTTGATATTGGATCCTTCTGGAATGGTATAAATATTAGGATCAAAGTCCTCAAGTTCTTTGAGGTACTTTCTATGTTGAATATTAATGCCATTCTTTTCAGTAGGAATCGCAACAACAGTATCGCCATCGAAGTCAGCACCAGACAACTGTCGAGCAGTCTTTGGATTAATGCCAATAGCATCTGTTACAGAAGGACCAAGAAGTTTTTCACCCTGTTTATCGTTATTATTAACGGTAAGTACAGGAATCTCGAATGTGCCAGCATGAGGAAAACGAACTAAAGCAAGCTTAGTGCCATTCTCATAGTTTGGCGCATAGACTTCGTTCTCTTTAATCTTAGGCAGAGGAAGGATAACCTGTGTTGTTTGTCCGGGAAGAGCAGCTGCTTTTAAACTAACAGCCGCAGTGTCACAAGAACCAGCAAAGTCATCAAGAAGTTTTCTTTTAACAGTTGGATTGGTAAGCTGAGAGATCTCATCATATTGCTCTTTGTACTTATTGTACTGTTCATTCAACTGACGATTGATCAACTCGATTGGCTGTTTTGAAAGAAACTGAGAAGACAAACTTCTAGCTTGCTTTTCATAGTCGCCTTCTTCTTTCAGCTTATTAATAGCATTTAACTTTCGCTCGCCATTCTCATCAGTGTACCAACTTTGGCCGCCAGCTTTAATCAAAGCACCAAAAGGATTATCCGGATCTTCCTTAATATCCTTTAAGACTTTCTCAAACGGCGTTCCAGTAGGTTTATTGGTGTTAAACACAATATCTTTTCCATCAGGAATATCATCAGAGTACATAGCCATACCTTTGAGATAGTGTTTACCATCAACCATAATTCGAACCTGAGCATAATGACTGTTTCCAAGATCCAAGTCCTTTACACCAGGACGAATCAAGATGACGCCATCCATATCGGATCCGCCTTGGTCGCCATACTTAATATCGACACGCTTACTATCAATACTGGAAGGATATTCTCTCTTATCCCAGCGAACACCACCATCAGTAGAATGGTAGTCAGCAACAGATGCGATTTCGCCAACATTCTTGTATGCATATGCCTGATCATATTCTGGATTGGCAAGAACTTCAACAGTGGTTCGAAGCTTTGTGTTTGTGGCCTGTGCCACGCCAACACCATAACGCTGGTATCCTTCAGCTTCAAGCATTCGAATAGCTGTGTCAAGTGTATCTCGACTAACACCAAGCTCGGATTCAACTTGGGCGCCAACATCGAGCATTTTCTTATTCTTCAATTCTTCTTTTAGAATTTCAGCGGTCTTAGCAGGGGCCTCAGTTCTTTTGATGGATTCTGGGTTCAGCCAGCTACGGACGGAACTTTCGTTTACACCAAGTTCTCTTGCAATCTCACTTGTATTTTTGCCATGTTCCATCATAGATCGCACAGTTGCAACACGATCCATCTTACGCTCATTAGAAGCGATACGAACGAGCAAACGCAACTCTTTTACAGAGTCAACCAGCATAGCATCACAGATTTCTTTTTCATTCATTCCGCTCTTTTTAAGCTCATCAACACGAGAAATCCAGTCGCCACTGCGCTGATAAGGATTATCGCCACTGCCCCAAGGATATCTGCCGGAACGGCGCTTGATACCATAATGCATTAACTGGTCCTGATCCGTGGCGCATCCATAATAGCCACGAATCTCATCTGCTAAGCTCATGCGCTCATTCCTCCTCTAATTGAATTTTAGATAACTCAGTGTCAAACTGAACAATCTTGTTACAGATGTCCTTGATATCTGCAGCTTCTGGATTATGACAAATAACCTGATCTTTTTGATATATCCGAAGTTCAGATCCGTCAAGTGATGTTGGTCTGATCTTATACTCAAGACAGAACAATGCCGCATAAATCATAAGTTGATCCATGCTTACTGGATTTTCACCAGTCTTAAGATCATGTATCCTTAGAAAATTCTTTCGATAGCTAATTGTGTCAGCATGGCCAAAACAATTCGGTGAGTAAAATAAAAGCACCTCGGGATCCATGCAGTACCCAATTGCATCATTCACGTACATATTAAGTGTTCTAGGCTGTTTAGGCAATCTTTGCCTCAGCTTTATGCACTTAGCAGCGAATTCATGCAACTCGGTACCGCGTTGTTTTGCCTGCTCATTAAAATATCTTTGTCTCAAAGTTTCAGCATCATAGCGAAGCCACGTGTGCTTACTCGGACTTAAGAATGCATGCTTATCTTCGAATTTTGAATGATCGTTCCATTTCATCGAGGACTGCCTCCTTATTCTCGGGATAGATGAAACGCCCAAAGCCTAAATTGTCGGCCATTTGAATATAAAGATCTTGATTAGGCTGATGTATTTCATGACTGCTTTTCTTGCATTCAAGCATGGCCCAACATTTATTCCATAGAATAGTAAGATCAGGAATGCCTTGCAAATAGTTAGCATCATTCTTCAATACGATTGCGCCAGGAAATCGTTTCTTGATTTCTTTTACAAGATCTGCTTGGAACTTGTTCTCCTTTCCTGCCATTTTATTCACCTCATCTTTTTAGGAAAGAAAAGAGAGATTGATGGGGATCGAACCCATAACCTTCTACCTTGCGGTAGGTGCTCTCCCATTTAAGCTACAATCTCTCAAAGGAACTTCTAATAAAAGTCGCCCATTATTTTCTATTCCTCTCCATAAAAGAGCATGATATTTTCGCGAATTTTAAAAATGCTTATTTTGACCTTAAGCCCAAATCCAAAACCCAAGAATCAATGCAACTATGAATCCTATTGAATACGCATATGCAACAGGCTCAATCTCAATATCTTTATTGCAAGCAAGCGCAACAATGCCAGTGCCAATGATCCAAGCACAAATAATAATAAAAACTTTAATCATTCTTGTCCTCCGAACTATCATTCAGATAAATCCATTCTATGTCTAACTTTTCAGTAATCTTATCGAGTTTCTTAGATTTTGAAATCAGCAATCTGGAGACAGCATCTGCAAGCTCCCCAATAATTGCCAACACAAAAAATGTAATCACATAAGGCATCCCAGAAGGATTTTTTGTAACAATGCAACTAATCAAAAATAGAAGCGCAATAACGCAGTTAACAAAACACATTTTGACCTCCAAAATTGTACATTTTTGGTCAGCATTTTTCATCATCTTTTTTCGACCTATTTTGACCTTATTTTTCACTCAAAAATAGGCTATGGGACAAAAGACCAAAAATTTTTCAATTATTTTTATATATTATTTCAATTTCTGAGATAAATTAAATTAAAAAGTGGTCTTTTGGCCCAAAAAACCCTGAAACCCTTGTGCCGCAACGGTTTGAGCATGGGACAAAAATTTTTCACTGACCACTTTTTTGGCCCATTGGACCACTTTTTGGCCCAAAAATGCCGAATTTTCCGAGCCGTGTTATTTTCGCGAATGAATTTTGGGACAAATTTTTGGCCCATTTGAGATTTTTGTCCCATAAAGTGTCCCATAAATTTGCACGTTTTTAAGCACCCCGAAAAGCTTCAAAAATCCCTCATTCCAATCCAAATTTAGCAATTATGAATACCGCCAGATTAACCATGATCACAGTTGAGGTGACATGATACCAGTTAAATTCGCCATTTTTAGTAATATCTGCGGCAACGTCTGCTATTAAATAGCAACTCCAAATAACAGCAGCTGCGACATAAAATGTTGCAAAAATTATCTCAAAAGTACTCACAGAACGTCCCTCCACACTACTAAAATTGTGTCATCATACCACTCTTTTGTGCCATTTGAGTCCATTGTAAGTAGGTAAACTCCATCCGTACTCAGCCTCTCAGAGCCCCCAATTTGCTCAAGAATCTCATCATTTACATCATAAACCATGCCATTTGACCCACGAAAAGCGCTCCAATCGCTCTCCGAAATGAGCTCACCAGGCATGTAATATGTTCTCTCATCAGCCCAGGCGACCCCCTCATCGAGCTCAAAATCGCATGCTTTTGCACGAATACTTCCCAATCCGGAGAGCCCCAAAAGGCCAATTCTGATCAGAAAAAGAGCCGCTAAAGCTCTAGAAATTACTCTTGAAACCGTCTTTTTTGTCCGTTTTTTCATCGTTTTCACCTCTAAAAATGGCTATTTTGACCATAAATTTTCGATTTTTAGGTAATTTTAAAGAGAAGAGAGCCCGTTTCCGAGCCCTCAATCCCCACATTTTAATTATTTTCCTTACTCAGGACTGTCATTCCACAGACATTTTCCGTGTTTTTAGGATCTGCAAAGTACTTCACAGCCTCTGCAAAGCTATTCATATTACCATTGAGACGATCCCGGTTGGAGAATTGCTCGAGATGATAGTTACCATCGCCGCATTCAAGCCTTCTTAAGATCTGACCCATTTTAATCTCAGTCTCAAATTGCTTGTAGCAGGTCTTGATGCCATCTTTCTTGCCACCAATTCTTCCGTAAAGATACATTCCAACGCCGTAGACGAATACACTTCCGCCAAAAGCTAGTGCAGCCTTGTTTCCCTTCACGAATTCAATGCCTTTTTCCTTCATTTCTTTGATCTTCATAAGAAAACCTCCTTAAAAATTGTGGGTTTACCCCATTATAGACCAAGATTTTCTCACGAATCAGGCAGGACTAAGCGCCTGACCGATATCAACTCGACTAGCACCGCTAAAAAGATCTACAATTTTGATAGTTTCTTTCGCAATGCTTGCGAAGAATTCAAGCATTTCCTCTATAGTACTCATAGACCTGATTGCTTTTAAGAAAAGATTTGGCGAGAGAATCTTATCCTCGTCTTTGATTGTTGCATATAAACGTGTGAATGCTTCCCAAAGAGGACCAGATCCATCTGTTTCGATATAGTGATCATACTTAAAGTCTTCAGACTTTAGCCGATAAATAAAGATATACATATCAAAACACTCTCTATTTCACATTTTAAGACCTCTGGGAGGCATCTTGGCTATCAGAATCTGGAGAAGTCTGCCCAAAATCAACTCTTTGAACATTATCGAACATATCCAGAAGGATTTGGTCGTCACCATATACAAGATACATGAGCTGAATTGCCTCATTGAGCGGCAAATTTGAGAGGGCTTTCTTAAAAAGTTTCAAAGTATCCAGATCACTCTCGCCCAGAACTCGATCATCTTTGTATTTGATATAGTCGCATAAAGCATCTTTCCAGTTATCTTTATGAGAAAGCACAATACTGAGATTATCATTTCTGTTTCTTTCTGCGGTTTTATTTCTGTAAATGAACATATACATATTAAAACACCCTCTATTTCGTATTTTAAGGCCTCTAGGAGGCATTTTGACCCCCTAGAGGTATACTTATATTGTTATCCTTCAATCGGTTTCTGATGATCCCATGGATTGAAGCTCTGGAGTACATTCATAGAATCCGGAATTGCCTGCTCGGCTACATTGGCACTCTCGGTCTTAGCCGCATTGCAAGCAATCTTATGACGTTCCTGCTGAGCCTCCCAAGCTCCACACATGCAATTCCAAATGAATGCGCGATTATGAGGCTCATCTGTCATCCGCCTGCACCATTTCATGAAATGCCGCATAGCTGAATCGAAGTAAATCTTGGGATCAATGCCCTTTCGCCAATTGTTTTCAGAATACTTACGAGCGCCGTCCTCATAATGTTTGGCGACTTCAAGCATGGCATTGGCCCATTCATCGTTCAAAAGTGTGGCGACTGCTCCTTTATCATCGAAGCTGAACGACTGATGATTGAAACCATTTTGACCGTTCATGGGATCTGGAGTCATCTGCTGGAACATGATGGGTGCAGCCGCCATTCTGACAAAGGTATTCTCAATTTCCTGAAGCCGATTAATTGGATCCGGTGTAACTTGCTGGAACATGATAAAGGTTGCTGCCATACTGACAAATGCATTTTCGATTTCCAGAAGACGGTTAGTAGGATTCTGATGGTTTCCGCATATAGCGTCATTGTCATTAAGCTCTTTATCTATCCAATCTGCATATTCTACGATTGGGCCAATGCACTGATAAGCACTAACTGCCCGATATTTATCATTTCTGACTTCATAACCATAGTGTCTGGCATAGAAGAGGTCGTTCATTATCTCACGGATCCTCAGAGCAATCCCCCAAGGGACAAGATCCATCCGTCCCTTCCCTTCCTGCATATCTCGCACAGCGCCTGTCTCAAACTCTCTGCGATTGCCGCTATCTTTCAACTCTGCCATTTTTATTCTCCTCTGCAATGTATTTATTCATGGTCATGTTGTCAGCACATGCATTACGTGCCTCATTTCCGAAACACAAGTTAATCGCCTCAATTGTGCGATTAGTGCGTGCAGAATGCTCAACCGGGATGAATCGTCCGCAAACAAACTCGACAGAGAAGTTTCCATTGCCATTTTCAACGATCTCATCAAGTTTATCTTGCGTGTTACGAAATGCAGTTTCAAATTTGCAGATATCTTGGCATCTGCACCGATCACATTTGTAAGTTTTATCCATTTTCATTCTCCACCTATTTATTCTGTTATTTTGTATCTTTTCTATACAAAGACGGATTGTAAGTTTCAAATACAGACTCGCTAGCGCAAAGATTTGTCTTGATTTGCTGAGGTTGCATAGTATATTGCTTGCAACGAATTGTTAGGTCAACCAGATCCTGAAAATATTCTTTATCCACAGATTCTTTTGCAACTTCTACAATGGAATTTGATATGATTTCAAAATCTTTTGCATATCTGCATACATTATTATGTATACAAGTTTTGCAAGTGCGATTTAGCTCCACCATTTTGACCTATCCTTTCCATCCATGCTTTTTATAGTATTCCACTAAATCTATTGCTTTTTGAACAGCCCAAGGAGTCTCCAAAGGCAAATTGTAGCCAGTAGAATGATCGAAACCCCGAAACCCCTCTGCAAGAAATGCATTTTGAGCAATATGAGGATATTCTTTGGTAAGACGTTCAAGCTCCAAAGCCCATTCTGCCCATTTTTCATCAGAAATAAGGTTCTCATTTAGTCGATAATAGATAATTGAGTGCACCAAGAGCTTCTTTCGAAGATATTCAATACGCTCTTTTACCCATTCAGCTTCTGTTGGAGGAGATTTTTTTATTTGTCGACGCACTTTCTGCCTCCTTAAACTCTGTTGGAACCCTGGAATGCAAGTTAGAAGGGTTCTGCAAGCAATCATTGCAGGGATCTTCGCCCTCATCTAGCTTATAAAACTTGCATTTAGGACAGAATTTGTCAAAGCGAACTTCCTTTTGAGAATACTCCATATCGATCTACCTCCAAATTATTGATTCCACAGGATTGCCAGTTGCCATTTTTACAGATAATATGGCTTCCTTTCGGCAAATCCTGATCGCCAAACGCAGCCCAAACCAGATCCTTTAAACGAATTGCTTTTCTTCTACGTACGTAATAATTTCTCTGGTCTGCAACAGAGACACAGGAGATATGCTCATTTTTATAAATGCTTTCGAATGGATGAACCAATGTAGGAAGACCACTATAATCCAAGACGTAAAGATCTCCGGTAGAAACCAGACGATAACGAGCACCTCTCCAAAGAAATTCCACAGTTCGATATGACACGTACTTATGAAATGAAATATCGTGTGCTTCTGCAAAGAATCGATCAATGCTCGCGGTTGACTTTCTAATAGTTCCCATTTTGACCACAACTCCCATACTTTATTTGGTTAAAAAGGTATCGAGCTAGGATCTTACATTGCTGACGATGCTCGCATTCCACTCGAATTTGATCGGAATCGGACCGCTTGATTGTCTTTGCCTCAAAATTTCGACAATTTTGGCAATATTCTTCCAATTCTAGCTTAATTGGCACATACTTCACCACCCATTACATTACTAATGGACTTCTTACCGTCCAAAATCGCCATCAGAAGGTCGAGATCCTCTTGAGCGAATGCTGTTGTGAGAGTAGAATCAAGAGTGCCATCTGCGCGGCGAACATTCTTAACAATCGCAGCAGCGCGAATACCATCCGGATTGGTACGAACCGTTATTGTGTAAACAATTTTTTCTTCCATTTTGATTTGTCTCCTTATAAATCTTTGAAATTCTCAATCCAATATTTCATGTCATCTGTATTAGCGAAACCAGATAACTGTACAGCGCGTTCAATTCCCGCATCAATGTTCATCATCATATGATCGACGATAATTTTTGGAAGAACCTGATGTTCTGCCATAGCTCGAATAGTATCAAGCTGCCGATTAAGCTCCTGAAGAATCTTAAAAGCTGCAATAGCATCTCGCAAGCCAACTGGTTTTCGAATAACAATCCTTTTAATATTACTATAATCAGCCATTTTCAAGCTCCTTTAAGTATTTTGATCGAACTGTATCTGCATTTTTCGCATGTAAGCACCCTCATTGAATTTCTTTTTATTGCTTAATGCGCGGGATATAGCTGCGTCAATTCCGGATCGAGATTTAAGATGGAAGTAGTACAAGTCCACGAACCGTGTGTTGAGTCGATCGATGCGTCCGCAAGCCTGCTGGAGTTGCTTATAGCTATATGTCTGGGAGAAAAAGACAATGGTATCGGTTGTGATGCAGTTCCAGCCCTCGGCTCCGGCATTATATTGTACCAAGTAAACCCATTCCGGTCCGTCCGGCACTTCCTGATGAGCATGTCCATTCCATTCTCCTATCTCGCATCCGTCTACATTCTCGAATAAGTTCAAAAGGATCTCACGTTCGTAATCGTAATTATAGAATATGATGAGTTTTGGGTGATCTTCAAAGATTTCCATCAATTTGACCTGACGATCAGTATCCTCATTCACGATCCTACGCATACCAAAACACAATTCCGCCGCGTTTTTGACTGGCTCATTTGTCCAAATATTGAAACGTTCCTTAATAAAGGCCCTATATTCCAAATGTGAATAATTACACCAAACATCCTCATGATGTTGAACCGTGTTACGTTCGAAATCCATCTCAACCAGGATGCGATCCCTTAATCGTTCCAGTCTTCTCGTGTTGAAATATCGATCGATTTTTGGAAATTTTGCAAAACGACTCCAGATTACGTGCTGGTTGCAGAAATCAGTTTTGTTTTTATAGAATCCGTTAGCAATGAATACGGGACAATAGTCCATCCAGGTATCGCCCGGCGTAGCCGACAGAATAATCCATTGATTTCGCTGTCGTTCGTTTGTTATTTTGAGGAAAGACTTGACCCATTGCCCATATCCAGTGACACGATCCTCATCGAAGATGAAAAATGCGCCTTGTACATCTGTGTATTTCCCAATATTATTCCAGGAATCCACCGTAACTTTGTGTTTATAAATAGATATTCCGGGATTAGTTGTGATAAGAAAAGGGGCCATATCGCCTTCCCATTCTTTTCGATCCCTTTTAGCGGCCGTGGTGATAATATAGAGGTCCAGAGGTCTTTCCCGCATTTTTGAATCTTTTCTCCATAGGTCACCGCCATTAAGCTGGAAGAAATACCCAAGAGCAGTCCTCGATTTTCCGCTTCCAGTGCCTCCATTAAGGATGCACCCAGTCCGCATCTTCGACAAACTCTCCAGCTGAAAATCATAGAGATATGGGGATAATGTCTGCGTAAATCGCGATCCACTGCTATTTGCCATACGGGCATTTAAAACCTCCCTTTCAAAAGAGAAAGAGCCCGATCATTTTGACCGAGCCCTATTTCTCATTTGTAAATGAATTGCAACAACAATATAAACGACAATGCCAATGCTGTCAAGATAACCGTCGTACTATTATCATCCATTTTCATTTTATCACCTCCATAAAGGAGACGGTTTTTATCGCGAATAGGGTTCGGGATGCTCTAAAGGATCAGGAGGAAGCTCTTTATATTCTTTAGCAACACTATCGGCAGCTTCATCAAGGATCTCTTCGAATGTTTTCTTTGAACGGAACGGCCGACCCAGTCCATTGCCACGAATAACTTTTTTGGAATCAATAAGCCGATTAATGACGTTTGCTCCACCATACATTTTCTTAGCAACCGCTGCAACAAAACCAGCATATTCACTGTATTCATCGTTCTCATTGCATTTTACAACAGTTTTTGTGCCATCAGTCCAGTAGACAATCGTCGCGGCATCGTGATAGATGATCTCTTTAACGCCATATTTCATCATATTGTTCCTCCTTGAAATCCCATTATAGTCGACTTTGGTTTCGCATCTTATGCCATTGATACCTGCAAACCATTCTCGATTTACAAAATTCCGTGTATGCTCGTTTGCTATATATTTTCCAAGTTCATTAAGTGTCATATTTTCCCCTGCATTCTCACGATCTTTTCTGGCAAAAATAATCTGATCAAAACGTTTGCGAAATACTGTTTTGTCAACAGATGCCACTTGATCTACATTTAGGCAGTGCTCGGTGCCCATACTATCTTGATCAGTTGGTGAATATACTCGAACGATAATTCTAGTCCCAGCAGGACTACTTAAAATTCTTTGAATATATCCGGGGCAATTAAAGTCTTTGCGCTCTCTATCAGAGATGATAATATATTCGGTTCTTTCCATTTATTTCTTCCTTTCAAAAGCTTTTTTCTTTCTGCCAATCCATTCGTCTGGGGTAATCAATGACCAGCGACCATTTTCCTCTTTATAATAAAGATTAATTGGCCGCACTTCCCCATTAGGAAGTTTTACAGAAACTAAGTTCATGGTGTCGAAATCACCATTTGCCGGATCCATTAGAAAATCCGTAACATATGCGATATACTTTTCCTTTGTCGGCATATAAGGAAATTCAATAGGGAACATCCCATCGATAATCCTCGTAATGAAGCCACTATGAAAATAGGCAGAGCTAGTATCTACCGGATTTTTACAAAGAATTCGATCGTTATCTGAGAATCTGACAATTCCAGTCTTCTTGTTTACCATTTTGAACAAGCTTGACATACGTTTATGCTGGAAGGTAGCTTCATTTTCATGGTCATATGCATGATTCCACATAATCTCTGTATCTTCAAGTGGCATCAGAGGAATCTCATTCATCAGCTTCTCCAAAATTCCACGAGTAATCGCGAAACTCGTCCCGCTGTGGCCATCTTTTGTAAGCTTTTCATAAGCTCTTAATGCCGAGTCATAGCAGGCAATCATATATTGTGCTTCATCGTTTTTATTCCTTTTTAACTCTGCCTTTGCCAATTGAACTTCCTGCCGTGCCCAATCGTACATACTCATTTTGATTCACCTCATATATAATTATTAGAGCCGCTATTTATGTATCGAAGGGCGGCTGGTCCTCCGTTTGTGTGGTGGGCCGGGATCGAACCGGCAACTACACCGTCGTGCTGCTCTAACCAATTACGCTACCACCACGTTGGTGCCCCATCGGGGATTTGAACCCAGGACCGATCGGTTATGAGCCGACTGCTCTGACCAACTGAGCTAATGGGGCGTATTAAATGGGCTGCTTTTAAGACATTTAACCTTAAGAGATGGCTTGCTACAAAAATATTGAGATTGCCTGAATCCCTTTCAATTCAAAAAAATATGATTTGAAATATTTTTACCATCTATAAGGCACCCATTTTGGCCTAATTACATGTCGGCGTACTTAGCAGCAAACCGGCTCTGCTGAATCGTCACATACAGCTCCTGCAAATATGCCTTGATACGAGTGGTACCGTTGTCATCCCACAGACGAGGACGTACAACGATATCGGAAGTGATAATATCGGCGCCATCGAGAATATCGAGGTCCTCTTCATCGAGCTTCGTCTTGTGACCATCGCAGATCATGTAGATTTCGGGCTTCTTCCAGAAGTTGAAGTTGATGGACACATCCAGAACGTGCTTGGGAGTATCGCCCTCATTCCGAGGACGCAGAATCCGGACATTCCAGCCATCTTCACTCAGATGCTGGGCCATATCGGGGTCATCGACGACTACAGAGAAGGTTCGGAAACCTTCCTGGCGCTGATACTTAGTAGGACGACCAGAGAAGTTCTTGAAGGTGATCTCGGCATTCTCGAAATAGATGTTCTCAGGGTTCAGCATAGTTTTGTTCTCCTTTAAATGAATATATTTTAGCGCAGTTAGCGTACTGCAAAAAGTTTATCGGCATGATCATCCCCCCAGGGTTGACCTGCCATTTGCCAGGGACTAGCTTGCGGAATATAAGGATCATCAGAAATGAACCACTCTGCATCGCCATATTTTGCGATTTCCTCAATGGCTGCATCGACTTGAGATGTATAAAATCTCATATCGACATTTGCTTCCATTGCGGTTCCGCGAATTGCTTCAGATTCCATCCAACGATATCCATCAGCACCACCGGCGGAATCATACTTAATGTTGCCAAATTTATCTGTATTTTGACGGAGTAAGATACCTCCACCAGAACCAGGTGCAACAGGCGTAAACTGACCAATTCGGCCAATAAACTGCAGGCTATGACCAGCGGCGATATCCTTATCCATCTTTTCAAGAATTGCCAAATGCTCCTCTTCGGGTTGCAGGTTCTGCTCAAGAAACAGCTTGATATTCTTTTCGAAGAACTTCTTACGCTGCTTCTCAAGATCGGATACATCTGGCATCGACTCATTAAAGTCTAAGAACAGTGCGGAATTAGATACCTGGAATGTTTCACAGAAGTCGTCAAAGACGATCTCGTCATGCGAGAAGAGGGTTTTGAAGACATAAGGAACAGCAAACTGCAAACCAGTAGCGGTCCACCAAATATCTTTTCCGGTCTTCTTGTCTTTCTTCGGGGTCTTGAATCGAGCAACATAGACAGCATTGTTAACTAAGCAGAATTTATCAAACTCAGCCTCCGTCTCGAATTTGTAACCATATTCCATACCGAATTTGATCACGAAATTGCGAATACGATCGTCTGCATCAGGGATTTTGATCGAATCTGTCTTGATATGAGCAACTGTATAACCAAGATTTTCAACTTGCTGTTTCAAGAGCGTCATAAAAAGCGCACCGCGTTTTGCAACAATATTGTCGATATTTCGAGGATCTCTGAAGAGATTTTCGAATTTGGCACTTGTCAGACCGTAAATGCTGTTAATAACAATCTTCAAGGCCTGGGCCAAGGAGTCCGCAAGCTCTTCTGTCAAATATGGCTTCAGAGCACCCTCCAGATAAGTTCCGGCTAGCTCGAAATCATGGTGCTTAATTGCAACACGTGCGTCAACGAGCTCTTCCAATCGTTTGGTATACTCGGGACCGAATATACATTCGAAGATCATGCTGTGTGGATGCATGGAGGCAACATCGCCATCCCAAAGACCGCCATACATACCGGGGCATCCGTAAACACGTCCACCTTCGCCAATCTCGGCTCCCAAATATGTCGAGATTCCTCGTTCAAATTTATAGCCTTTGAAGAATGGCAGAATGGAATATGTTTCAGGATAGTCTTTTTCCGGATCAAATATCTCGTAGATCGGGAGACCTTCTTCGTCAAATACATGGAACTGATAATCTGGACCAAACAGCTCTCGATACTCTTTGTATTTTGACGGCGGGACAGGTTGACTCAGATCGCGATAGTTGAAATGAGATTGCGGAGATTTGTTTTTGCCAAATATAATACGACCAGACAATGTGTTTGTCGTATCATTGACAGTTGCACGCATTCCGTGAAGCTTATGCACAAGCTCGACCTGAATTTGACGTGCTGCAAAGTCGCCCCTATTCTTTTCAAATACCGCTTCAGTTGCCAGGACATCATTGTCACAATACTTTGCAACTTCTTCCCAGAGTTCTTCTGGAACTGGCTGATCCCAGGGAAGGCTCATTTCCTGATGGTGAATGCCCAACTCGATTTCCCACTTTTTAAGACTCTGTTTTTTCGAACAGAAGTCGTAAACATCGGTATAGGAAATATCATAGGCAGATCCGAACATGGCATTCGATCGCTTTTTAGCAATAATGTTCTGGCTCAATTCAAAAATCTGCTCATTTGTGTAACCAAGCATCCTTGCATAAAGAATGTGGTTATCATAACGACGGCAGTTGAATCCAACCAGCTTCATGTTCATAAGCGCCTTTACTTCAAGCGGCGAGGGATTAATCATTCGTGTGATTGTTTTGCCAGGGCCTTGTTGCTTCCAGTTGATTAGAAGCAGGTTCGGGTAAACCTCGCAGTCGAAGAAGACAAGCGGGTCATCATCGTTTGTACTTTCGTTGGACATCTCAACAGGTTCTGCTGATTTGAAGTGCATTTTGCTCACCAGTTTAATACAGTATTTTGACTGATTCGTACTGGAGGCCGCTAATCCAAGCACTGCATTGCTTAGATCAGATACATCGTACTTCATACCAGACTCGTAGGCATCCTCAAGAATCTTATAGATAAAGTCGATACTGGATCTTGTATCTGCATGGATTTCTTTGTTGATGTTACGCATTACCATGATTCGAAGTCCTTTTTCACTCTTGATCTTATCAAGATTGACCACGGTCTTTTCTCCTTTCAATGATAATCCACTACTAATCGTAGCAATCGGCAAATCATTGCATTTTGATAGCATACGCCGTAGCGAGGACCCACCATTGAATACTTTCACCTCAATGTATTCATCATATACACGACTCAAGCGCAAGGGATCGCCAGAATATAAATAGTGGAGATGAATACCTTGACCGGACTTACTGAGTTCTGCATATGTCGGAGGCCACTTGCTAGCAGCTTCGTAGTTCTTTTGAAAATTCTTTTTCCCATCTTTTTTTAGATCGAAGTCGATTACAATATGCTGAACAGGGACTTTCACATAATGCAATTTTGTTGGATCCAGATCCTTAAGTTGAGTTTTAACAGACTTCCAAGCGAGTGCAGGCGTTTCATTTGTTGTAGCATATTGAGCAGGGCAAAGTGCACAATCTTCATCGAATACCGAAGTTGTATGATCAGAGAAATCCAACCATTTTGACCCTTCAGTTTTCTTAGGAGGTGCCTCTTCTGTGGATCCTTCCTCGCCATTGAGCATGCCAACCTTAATATCTTTCAAATATCCACGAACTCGTACACCATCCTCAGTATAATATCGTTCGTAATATTCGTGAAAATATAAGCAAATTTCCTCTTTGAACTTGTTCCGAGGGAGAGGTTTATAGACATTTGCCTCTTCGCAATATCCCTTATACATATCCCAAGCATCTTTCATGCAGATGCCATCTTTTCCATCCATAGCCGCATACAGTTCCTGCATGAAGTTATAGAAAGAGTTTGTAACAGTCATCATTGCTTTTGGAATGTAGGAATCGTAGTATTCAGGATCTGCTAAATATACCTCCCGGCAGTGCCAAGCAATTGCACCAAGTTCAAAGCCAACCTGCTTAGTAAGTTTGTTATACTCTCTGAGAGGAACTTTTTCTCCACTCGGAGAAACGTCAATTAGTCTTCTAAGAATACCAGATCGTGCATCCGTGATTTCAACGGGCTTATTTGAGCCCAAGAATAAGAACGAACGAAATCTGGTTTCATATAAAGATTTATGCTTTTCATTAACGACCATTGTCTCATGAGAAACCAAACTATTCAGTCTGGTATTGTCCTCAATACGGCTCAGATCGCCATCATGCTGAATGGCCACCAATGGATTCGATTTAAATGATTCCAATGCAAACTGATTACTTGCACTTGCAAGAGCCTTTGCATCGAATACACTATAATAGCCATCAAAAAGTTGCTGGATAATGTTCAGTAAAGTAGATTTACCAGACCCAGGCGGGCCATACAATACCAGGAATTTTTGAATTCGCTTGCTGTCGCCAGTTACTATCGAACCAATAGCCCACTCGATCTTATGACGTTCCTCAGGTGTATACAATGTTCCGATCAAATGATCCCAAGCATTGCACTCGCCTTGTTCAAGAGGATATGGGAGACGCTTGCTAACATAATCTGTCTTTTTGACCTCAACATTTGAAAATGTCAAGGACTCATCTAGAACATGGTAGTTATCTCGGCATTGACGCTGACAATATGCATGCCAACGATCGATCATGCCATTTTCCGCATCCCACATATAAAATGCTCGTGCACGCGACTGAAGATCAGGAGGCATTTTGTTGAAATATGCTTCGACCTCCTGGTCAATCAGCCGCAATGCATCGAATTCGTCCGTAGACCACAAACCCAACTCTTGAATCCAGATGGCATAAAAATCGCCACCTCGAATCATTAGATCTGCAGATCGCTTGACGATGAATTTAGGAAATACTTCGATGCCCCCAGCCCGATTGGTTCGAGTGGCAACCATCATGAAGTCGAGCATGAGGACTATCTCCCTTCTTTGATTATACTATTAAGATATTCGCACATTTGATACCAGATTTCAATGTTTCGGAAATCTTTTTTAGTTCCGGGAACATAAAAGAGACTACCATTTCCATCCGGAGAATATTCTCGATCCATAAAACGATCAAGAACCATGTCGACATAATCAGCATTATAGTTAGAGTCAGTCATACCGCTAAGACCAAGCGAGACGATCATATACCAAAACCACTGGTTCGTACGGTCGCCGAACTCACTACTAGCCATAGTCTCTTCTTCCATTCGAAGTGCAAGCGCAATCATAACCTCGAGAACACTGCACTCGTACTGGTCCAGAAGCGTTAAAGTATGCTGAGAATGTCCGGCATAGTCTCCGAATCGATCTCGAAGCGACAGCCCATCTTCCAAACGATTCCCATCCATAGCAATATAACTATAGCGGAAAGGCGTCTGAAAAAGATGTGCAGTTAGTCTCTTCCATTGGATGGTCTTCGAAACGGAAGCATTGACTCCGCAGATCATCTGGTACAAATATCGATAGTATTCCCACCAGAGCTGATCAGCCGTCAATAGGACCATCCTCCTCTTCGCCATCAACGTACGGCAGAACCTTGATCATCTCGTCATAATTGGTGAGACATGCGTCAATTTCATAGTCGATTTTATCGACATCATTGCGCATATAGACAGTGTCTTTCTCCCAGTCATCGAAATGATTCTCAAAGTCGCCAACGGTTTCGGGATATACATCCGGATCGATTACAATTCTAGGGTTGTTGTCGTAAGCAAGGACTCGGTTCTTCTCATACCATACGAGCATGATCTTCTGATACCCATTATCCGCATCAAATTGTTCAGGAGGGATAGAATATGGTTCGCATTCATCCTCATCCCCCATTTTGACTAGAGTTTCAGTTTCCAATTCCCCATCTTCGTTTTCCGTAATCTCCGTATCGACACGGAACGGAACATCGCGACATTTGGTGTAGTCCTTATAGCGATCCTGAGTAAAATGCTCAGAGCTCATACAGGATTTCTCATGAACCACTTCTTGCATATCTTCCTCTTGTTTGGAATTGTCCATTTTGACCTCAACTTTCTTCTGGGGATTATTGGAATAATAATCTCGAAGTTGGTCCGTTACTGCCGCAAGAGTATCTGATTGCTTTTTGACCATATAGAAATAGGTGGCGCCAGCCCCGAGACCCGCACCAACTATTGCGCCAATAGCAAAACATAAACTTTTTTTCATTTCTTTTCACCTCTTATACAAATGGATCAGGAATTGCATGGTCATATTCGATTCCACCATCAGACTTGGTTGTAAAGTGATTATGCCGGCCATCCCCATGAAAATATCGGAATTCGCTAGGCAATACACGATATCTCTCTTCCCCAGTCGACCAATCTTCAATCACGAGTTTTGCAAGATCATAGAGCTCATCAGTGACAGGATTGTCGGACTTGTAGCCAACAAATTGCCTCTTAGCTTTGATGCAAGTCGAAATACCGCCATAGCCAGCATCGACTCGATTGAGAACTGTCCACATGGCCTGCGCGCTTTGATAGGTTGCAGATCGATCACCATATTTAGTACTCTGGATCGGAAGATTCATACTCTCACCATAGCACATCTTGGCCATGTTTATAATATCTTCTTCCGAATACCATTTTTTCTTAATTTTTGGTTCCTCGATGATAATTTCAGTTTCCTTACTGGGCTCTATTTTAACCTCTTCTTCTTTATCGGAAGCGATCACATAGACATTCACGACGGGAGGTTCTTGAGGTTTTTCAGTAAGCTGAGTATACCAAAGCATGACCGCCATGCCGGTTAAGAAGCACAATATGCATGTTAAAACTGCATCAATTACGCGAATTTTCATGAGTAGATTTCCTTTCAGGTTTTCTTTGGAAAATATGGGCACTTCTCCCAATCCTCACCGGGTGCAAGCTTGCAGCATTCTGCAAGACAGTTTGTATTCTTATATTCTGGATGATTGCATTTTGGAAAATTCGGATATAGTTTTTCTTGAATCCCGAAAAAGTCTGCCATATAAGGCCCAATAGTCATGACACTGCAGCTCTTGAAGTAATGCTCAATTTCTTTTGGAATTTCTGCAGGATCAGTCCAAAGGCTTGTTTCCATGGGCGTAACACCACTGTTTTTGCAGTAATAATAGATCTGATCATCGCCCTTTTTACGAAGAATCCTACAATCAAGACTCATAATTAGCCTCCATTATACTGATCCCAAACGCCGCCTTCGGTTACAAGGGATAGAATATCGCCCTGGACGTTAAAATCCAGAATAATAGAAGGTTCGGTGCCCTCAAGGAATTCTGCAGCCTTCTGAGTATGAGCTGTAAAGATGCCGAAGTCAATGCCTTCGTAATCGGCATTTTGATAAACCCAGCCAACAACGCTGCCAACCTTAGTCGGACGAAAGCCCAGACGTTCGTACACTTCGTTCAGGAAGATATAGCCACGAGTGCGAATTCTCTCATTGAAGTAATTCTGCTCCATCAAAAGAAATGCACGGTTATGATCCGCAGAAGGCGTCCACTGAGTAGAGCCAACTTCGTCAAAGACTCGAGCATACTGACTCAGTTTGTCGCCTTCGTAAGTCAGAACCTCTTCCTTAGTCTCCTTCACTTCTCCAGTTTCGGGATCGATAACCTGATTTGCAATGATCTGCTTTTCAAGACCGTTTTTCAGCATGAAGTCAACATCTTTTCCATACTTGTCGACAACATGCTTTCGATAGTTCATGAAATCGGTGCTCAGCGCAGAATATGCGGCAGCCAAAGCCACATTCCGTTTCTTCAGAATATGATGCCCAGCCAGAATGCAGGTAATAGAAAGAATGCCCAGACCAACAGGAAGCGCATAAGTTTTTATCATGCCAACAGCGACCTGCATGCCAATGGTCTTACGATCTTCCTGCTCATTTTCCTCAGTATACTCGACTTCATTGTTTGCAGCGAGTTCCTTTACATCCTCGATATTCTGCAGGCTCTTTCGTGCTTCAGCGACGATATCATTTGCTTTAATCGTCTGCTTGCACGCAACAATAGCTGCAACGATCCCAGTACCGATGCCTGCCGCAACAAGAATCTCAGGGGAATGCTTCTTGATGCCAAGCTTGGTCTTTACAAGGATCTGGCCAGCTTTAGTTGCCAGTTCAGTCTTTTTCATGATCTTTCTCCTTTATTCAAATATAAATGTTAGTCAATAGGCATCGGATGAGGCAGATGAATTACCCAACCACCCCGAGATGCCGTGATATATGCGTTTCTAAGGTCACTCCAGCCAAACTTCTCATTGCTGGGGTCGATAATATTCGTACGGCCAATGATGTCATAGAAGCCATTAACCGTCAGAATATCATAGCCGGCAATTACGCTTTGCATTTCATCAAGAACCCTCTGGGCGTCAACTCGAGACTCGAACCAGACATTCTCGATTTCCATTCCGGAGTTCTTTCCAGAATAGACGTACTGACTGCCATTGCCATTTGATTTTCCACTCGAGATTCCGTTGTAGTTGATATAGCTTTTCCCGAAGGAATTGTTGTTTTTTCGGTCAGCATATGCATCACCTTTTACGAGATAGTTAATAGCGCCGGTAACACCTTCAACAACGGCTCGCTGAATCAGTGGCGTTACAATTTCATCAAAAATAAAGCCTTTCATGGTCTGCCCAGATGCCGGTTTAATGCCGACAAATACCTTAGACCAAAAACTTTGCGGAACGGGCTTGGTTTTTCCGCTGACAACGCATTTTAGATCGGGTTTCTCTTTTTTCTGAGCTTGTTTATTTCGCTCTTTCAGAGTATTACTCGGATACTGTTCCATTTTGACCCTCCATCTTGATTTGTGCAATACCGGACAGTCCGAGTCCGATACCAAAACTTAAAAACACAATTCCGGTATAAATTCGATTTTGAGGATTTCCAATCAATCCCTCTTGAATCGCTTTGTTCGCTTCTCGCATAAGCTTAATCATTGTGAACATAAAAGCTCCTTAAAGAATAAAGGGAGAGACCTTGATAGATCTCATCCCTTGTAGATTCCCTAACTCTTCATAGTTAGATCTGACGATGGTTTACTCTTCAGTGTCGCCCTCAGTAGGGTCCTCAGATTCCGCAGCTTCCTTAGCCGCCTTCTTAGCAGCACGCTTAGTCTTGATCTTCTTGACCAGCGCAATTCCGCCCAGGATCAAACCTGTCGCAACAGCACCGCCAACCATACCAGAACCAAAGCCGCTACTGCTTTCGCAAGTGCAGCCGCAGTCTTCTGCGGTCTCCTCAGGAACCATAGCCTCTTCGGGCTCAGTAACCTCAGTGTTCTCCATAACCATATTCTCGTCCATTTTTATTTCCTCCTATAAATATAGTTTTTGGGTATTTCTACTCCATAATATGAGTAGATTTTTTCGCGAAAGAGAAGAGGCTTTGTTAAGCCTCCGCTCTTTTAGTCAGGATCTTTCAATTCCTTAGACAGATCCTCAAGCAACTTAAGGTTCTCCGACAGCTTGTTCTCGCAAAACTTTTCGATAGCCATCCAAGCATCGAAGAATTCGATCTGTCCCAATCCAACGCATGTACGTGCATTCTTCAAGGACATATCGGCTACCTGCCGATACACAGATGTCTCCGCTTTAGATTTGCTAACAGCCTTCTTGATTTCCTCAAATTTCTCCAGATCGATCATATTTGATCAACTCCTTTCCATAAAGGAGTCAGAAAATGTCGCGAAACCCCGAATTACCAGGGCTCCACGTCATAATATTTCGGTGCAAACTTAAAGTCCATCACCAAAACAGGCCGTTTTTTGAAATCCAACTGGGAACTGAAACTCAACTCGATCATTTCATTGTGATTGCCAATCTCCCAAGCAAAGAAATCTCCGTTCTTCGTCTGTGGCAGATTGATTCGATCGTAGAAGTCATTGAGCGAAACTGTCTCACCATCCAAAACAGTTCGACTCAGGTCTATAGCCGCTCTACGCAGAACCTCAATGTCAGAATAGAAATATCGGCCGTTCCAGGCGTCCATACACAATGTATCGCCCTGGCCAGTGCTTATAATCTCCCCATCAACTGGCGGGTTGTTATTAACACGATCCTTGTCGATTGCTTCCCGGACTTCTTTTTCTTTCTTTTCACCGACAGTCTCAATTACTTTCTCAGAATACTCCTTGAGACGAGATTCGGAAAGTGCATAGGCTGCCGCAAGTGCCGCATTCTGCTTTTTATCGACGTTATGTGCGAATATAATCATACCCGCAGAAACACCGGCCAAAGCAATGGGCGGCAGATAATATTTCCAGGTCACCTGAATATAATCTTTGATCGTCAAAGCAGGGTTCTTCTCATTGTCCTGCAAATATTCATCATGTTTCTTGCATTTGCGTTCTTCCAAGAGCATACTTGCTTTAGGCGTTACACGAACTGCAGTTATACCGGCGACCACAAAACCTGCGATACCTCCGCCGACCATAAGACTTGTTCTATGTTCAGATGCGAAAGTCATGCTCATGTTTGCGAATTCTTTCAGCTTAGTTAGCTTCATTTTGATCTTTCTCCTTTTTAAAAAATGGAAGAGCGTGTTAACGCTCCTCCTTGTTGTTGCGAATCTCATTTTGATTTGTTACGAAATTGAGACTCGCTTGGGTGATTGTACCAACCGCAATCAATGCAGCTGCAACAATCTTAGCGATCTTCATCCCGTCCAGTTTCTCACTCATTTTGATTCACCTCCATAAAGGAATACGATTTTGTCGCGATCACTATGAAAATATAAAAGGAGAAGACTACAATCAAATCTGACTGCAGTCCTCAACCACGGTTTCGTTAGACTCGATAATGAACTTACCGAACTCGTGCATGAAACCACTGATCAGGCTAACCATGGTAAAGCCACCAATAGCAGCAACCATAATTTCCATAGCAATGTGTAACATAATTCATTCTCCTTTATATTTTCATTATTTTTTATTGTCTTTCCTTTCCATAATAGAGGATGAAAATGTCGCGAAATGAAGAGGTCATGAAGACCTCTTGTTAAGGATGAACCATGCCAATATGCCAATCGATAATCCGATAATCCAGCATAGATCTCGAATATATGGATTGTTAACAAACATTTTCATCACCTCCATAAAAGGATACGATTTTTTCACGAAAATATAAAGAAGAAAGGGCCCGAAAGCCCTTTAGTTCTTCTTTTTCTTTTTCAAGAAATGCTTTACAATCAAACTGATGATTAATATCGCAACGATTACATCGCCAAATGTTAGCAGGAATGCCGTGCCTCCAATAAGGAACACGATTACTGCTATAATTGCCAAAATAATCAATGCGATAATCAATGCCGCCAATGTGATCATATTATCACTCCTTTCCATAAAGGAAGTAGAAATATCCGCGAAAGGAGAGAGACCTTGATAGATCTCATCTCCCGCAGATTAGTCCTCTTCTTTTTTCCAGAACATCAGCTTATGCTTAATTTTCCAGAACTTTTCGCAAACCCAATCCTTGACATCATATGTCATAGCGATGTACCATCCGGCAATCTCACCAATTGAGATCAATGCGCAGATGCCGCAAAGCTTTCCATATGCCTTCCAAGTGATAGGCTTATCTCCGAATTCCTTCAGCTTCTTAAACATATTCAAATCCTCCTAAAATATGAATTTGGATTTCTCTCCATAAACTAAGAGGATTTTTTCGCGATCAGCTTATAATTTGACCGATACCGTAATCTTGGTAATCTGCAGTCGGGAGAAAGGGCATATCTATGTAGTAGCACTCCAATCCATCATCAGTGGTCTGTAGTCTGTGCTCGAATTCGATCCAGCCATAGCCATAGAAGGCAACACCTGCGTCCTGCGACCAGCCAATATCATCGCCTCCAACAATCGGGTAGATTCCAAGGGCGTCAAGGAGCGTGTTGAAACTAGCGTACCCTGCAAGTGCGAATTCCCGATTAACTTGATACTCTGCATCGATGACCTCCTTCATCGTACGATTGAAGTACTTGTTGTAGTAGGGAAGATAGAATAGAAGTTGCTCATCGGTATCCCTCGGAAGCTCTCTCTCTGCCTTCATCTCAGCTTCATACTCCTCCTGGATCTTGCAATAGGTTTCCTGGTCAACATTGTTACGGACGACTTCCTTATATCGTTCGTAAGCCTGTCCAAGAGCCATATAAGCACTCAATAGCTGGGATTGAGTACGTTTATCGAGGATATGAGCACACCACATGCACCCAATGGAGGCGCTGGAGACGATAGCAACAGGCCAATAGATACTCGCATAAGCTTTAACCTTTTCTATTGGCTCCATTGCCTCCAAATTACCCTCATTTTGAAGGATTTGCTCAGCTTTTGTTGCTTTTCGAGTTAAATAGATGCTTGCACCAACGCCAATAGTCGATGCGATCGTAAGGATTTCTGGAAGATGCTTCTTCAAAAATCTACCGCTTTTTTTCATCATGTATTTTGTGTTCATCATTAGGCCTCCTCAAATGACTGTTCAAAATGGCTTTTTGTATAAGTATCGAAACTGCCATAAGAATTCTTAACTATATAATCTCCGATTCCTGGATGAAGGGCCTGATATTCGGTTATAATATAGATTTCCGGTGGATTAGTTTCTCTCATAAATTTAGCATTTCCGGCCCCGACAAAATCCTGAATCTCATCGAAATTATAACCTGTCCATCGGACCGCCTCGACAACAGGGGTCTTTTTGATATATCTTTGAACCATGTTTCACCTCAAATATAAAGGCTAAGAGGCCTTGATAAACCTCCTAGCCGGGCTTGTCTTACTTACTGATCTTGATCTTCCCAACGAGATTTCTTGCCGTCGGATGCGACCATGCTCCAGTATCCTCGAATTGAATACAGTCCCGAATCAACCGAGTATTCACGACCAACGGTGCCACGATCCCAATAACAGTTACGCCCAACGTTGCAATCTGAATGAAACTATCACCAGTAGCTTCCTTCAAATCTTTCCGTAACGCGATCAATTGATCGAGTTCGTTGATGCACTCATTTCGCTCATTCTCTGTCTCAGCCTGCCTCAATTCTTTGGTCTTTTTCTGGATCATGCGATCCAACATAAATGCACTCATCATTTTGACCTCCAATAAAGTATTAGACTTCCGTCCATAATACAACATGTTTTTCTCACGACGAAAAGAAGAGGCCCAGTCATTTTGACCGAACCTCATCTTTGTTTAGACCTTAATCTCAAGACCTTGCTTTTCCAGAATATCCAGGAATATCAAAGCTTTCTCAATGTCTCGTGACTTGATCGACTGCGCACAAAGTCTTGCCAATCCCGGTCGGTTATCTATTACGAAGAAGCGTTTGATGCTTTTGTAACGCATTAGCATCTCGGTTGCTTCATAACGCAATGTAAGCGCCGATAGATCGGACTGATCAATTTCGCAGTATCTGACGACACGAAAACCGTCTTCAGCTCCACCAATTCCATAAAGATATAACTGTTTCATAACATACCTCCTAAAATATAGATCTTTCCATAAAAGAGGCAGATTTTTTCACGAATTTCGGAACTGATCATTCAGCTTATGAATATCAATCCCGAATTTCTCTTTTAGTTTGTGCGTGCAAAGCCACAATTCATCTTCTCGGTCAGTAAGCTCATAGCGTTCGCACATAGCATGAAGGTCCTTGCTAAAATTGTTGTAGAATTCCATCAAACGCTTCTCGCCAAAACCAAAAATCAAATGCAGATTCCAAAGAATCATAGCATCGATTTCGTCCGTATTATTTCGGTCGTACTCCTTAATGGATTTTTGAATCTCCATATTGAGAGCATGCTGTTCTTCATTGGTTAGATCCGCTCCAAGAAGAACCTTGCTAGCTTTTTTCACCTTCATAAATATCCGTCCTCTGTTAGCTCCTGGATGACTTCCAAATAGGTGTCACCCGTGCAATATTCTTCGCCGTCGATATAAGCGACCCAATGGCCGCGCTCCTGAGTAATATCAATTCGACTCTTGTTTTCCATCAGATGCCTCCTGATTTGTATTTAATCCGTCACTTGCGGCCGCGAGTAATTTGGCGGCGACCCTTGTTTGGACCTCGACAATGTAATTATACTCATCCTTGGTAAGTGTGTCTGGATCATTTAAAGCCTCACTGAGCATGCTCTGAGCATCCATAATCTTCTGGTTGAATTTTACATATTTGTCTGCAAATTTCAACTGTGTTTCAACATCTGCTTGCATATAGGCCTTCATAAATTCACAATAGGAATCCACATACTCTTCATATGCATTGAGCGTTTCATACAGTTTTGGATCGATATCTGGCTCGGTATCCTCAATTACTTCGGAAAACTCTTCCAAAGGCTCATTTTGACCCGGGTTCTCAGTAGGTTTGGAGTTGCACCCAGTTAGAAAGAAACATGCGATCGCGAATACAATGAAAATATGTTTAATCTTCATTTTGATTCCTCCTTAAATTCACCGGTAATAAACTCGGAATATGGAAGTGTCTTAATCCAATCGCAGAACGTAACACGCCACTCATCCTGCTTGTGGTTCTTGCGCTGTTGGTACATATGGGCAAGCACCTGATAGTTAAGCAGTTCTGTACGCTTCTGATTGTAAGAGCTCGGAAGAAGCTGGATCATCTGCCACCAAATATCTTTCGCAGGGAGACCTGTTTCTTCCTCGGTTTTAAGCGCCGTCAAATATTTTTCACGTTCATGATTAAGAGCATTGCAAGTCATCTGCAGAAGACCTTTGGGTGTATAATAGCATGTTGCGCCATCAACATCAACTGCTGTCAGAGCACGATCCTTAGAAATATCGTCTCGTTCTTCATAAGGAGTCATGTCGTCCGGTCCAAATAAGTGCTCATGACTGAAATCATCAATGGTAAACTCTTTTGCAGCAATCTTATGCATCGTAGAACAAGAGTTACCAACAGTTCCTACCTTATAGGTGTCAAATTCCTTCCACCAATATAAAGGTGCTGTGATATCGCAAGTAACAATAATCATACGAAACAGTTTTGCGTGTTCGTCACCAGCAAGTTGAAGCTGTTTCATACGCTCATAGTCATTCGGTCCAATGACAGGAAACGGCATACAGGGAGTCCATTGGTATGCAGTCACACCGGGGGCGATCTCATTGGCTTTTAAGACCATGTTCTTCATGACGGTATCGCTACGGTCCCAAGAGTTCATCGGATTACGCATACCGCGAATAGCTGCTTCCCAGCAATAAGTTTCAGTTTTTTCAATTTTCAGCATTTTCAGCTTCCTTTCAAAATGGCAATTCCGAGCATACAAATCCAGCAGCATGGCAATGACCACCGCCGCCGTGCTTCTTACAAATCTCAGAGACATTCGCCGTTGCGGAATACATACTAACGGTATATTTTTCACCATTAAACGCAAACGGCATAAATGCATCGTATTTTCCAGTCGGCAAGCTCTTGAAATATTCGCTATTGCAATTCCCGAGATTCACAGCAAAACACGTCAAACCTTCAAATTTTATTTCAAAACCAAACCGTTGCAAATATTCCTTCGCCCAGCCGTCACGGTATTTGATCATGATGCTTCCTACGTCAGCCATCTCGTATTCAGCAGGTATTTCAGATGGGGTAGCGCGGAGGAATTGATCCCAATTGATGCTGCCCGGATTAAAATCATAACAATTGAATGCAGTAATGAACTGCCTTGTCGTGTCACCATAATCAAACTTCCAGACATCCCAGTCAGCAATCAGCTTAGTAAATAGAGGTGCGTCTTCCGTCATGGAGATATCAAATGGCGTAATCTCACCCGAACCACGATCCGTCATGTGATGCAGATAACAATACGTCAACATACATCCAGCGATCCCGTCATATCGAACACCACGAATGTTATGCTCGAATCCATCGTACTTTTCAATTGCGGTCTTATGATGGTCGATCCAGGTAACATCAGTCGTAATGGTCAACAGTTGCCGCATCTCGTCCGGAGAGATCGAATAGTCAACAATATAAATCTGCTCATTGGGGTTGATCGTATCTATCGGAAACGTCTTCTCATAGCTCATCTCGATGAAATCTTGCCCCATATTCGGATCAGTCAATCCCGCACTTAAATGCACCCAGAATCCGGCGCACTTACCATCCGCATCATTGTGATAGAAACATTTCATATTTTTTCTCCTTTCGAATATGTCGTACTGTTTCTTTTATTCGGCATTTTTAGCTTCTTCCATCCATTTCTTTCCGCGTTCGACTTTTTCCATATCAGTTAATGCATGCGAGCATTTATATCGCTCAAGTCCGCAAAAACAGCACATGCACCCATGTGTTAATGCAAAGCACCGATTACTCAATGCACGGCAATCTTCCTTCAACGCATTCGTATCGTCTGCGTAGTTTCTTTCAAGATTCCTTACCATCTGACGCAGACGTGCATTCTCCTCCTTCAAACTTGCATTTTCCTTTGTTGCATCAGACGCCATAGCTTCTCGTAGTTCATTAAGATTCATAGTTGCCTCCTTTATAGTAACATTCTTTCCATTTTGACCGCATGACTTTTACAATTCGACAAACGTTGGATCTCGTCATCCCTAAATGATCACTTACATATTTTTGGGTCTTTCCGTCCATTAAATATCTAAGTATTGTAATTTCTCGTTCGTCAAGGCATCGAACGAATTCTTGAATATACATTGAAGTATAGTCATCCTCGTAAGCAAGAATATCCTCAATTGTGAGGGAGTCATCTCGCCTATCACTATTTGCAAGAACCGTATGAAGCGAAATATCTTTTGCATATTTATTCTGCCTTCGTAAGTCGATGGCAATCTCATTAAATATGCACTTTGTTGCGTATGTTGAGAACGTATTTCCCATAGATTCATCAAACGAATCAACCGCTTTGATTAGCCCAATGTATCCATTTTGAATAACATCTTGGTTGGCTATATATTGCGGAAAATGTTTATGGATAACATAATGAACTAAACCCATATTATCTATGATTTTTTGTTCTCGATCTGTCATGGCGTTTTAGCCTCTTGTTTTTCCGCATAAATATGACTCACATTCATTAAGATATATTTAATGGATTCATCATCCATAAATTCAGAATTCTGCTTATTGATCACCAAACTTGTGTACTTTTCGCCATCAATATCATGAGCGATATTAAGCGTCCCTACAAATTTTAAAGTTTTTGTTGTTGCATTTACACCGATGATGTATCCGGCAACTGTGCAAAGAATCATGGTCGCACCGATCAATAAAATCTCAAGAATCAATTTCATTCACCTCCATCCATTTTTCAAGTTTTCCATAGCATTCTGGGCAAAGATCCATGCCACAACTACGTGGGCTATAAATATCAGTGGTTATATGATAGATACGCTCGCGATCACCATACTTTTCATCCATGTCTTTAAGTTCAAAGAATTTGCCGCATCGATCGCATTTTAATGCTTTAGACATATTATTCCCCCCATGTTTTATATTCTTGCTCAAGATTTGGAAAATTATTTATAATATCTTGGCGAAGAGTATTCATGACTTCCCATATTTTCATGTAGAATTGGATAGTGGTCGAAACCGGAATGATTTGATAGGCATTTTTCCCACATTTTGAAATCTGAATCTTAAGACCGGCCCCACCATTGAGTGAATGAAACTCAACAGACCAGCCAGTCAGAATACAATATGCTAATTCTCGTGTGACCCAATCTCTTGTGAGCTCTATGTTTTTCTCATTTATTTCTTTTTCATCATCCTCCATGTAGAGATCTATAGCATTCTTGAGATTTTTGATTGGGACAGGTTCTGACAAAGTCCGTGCATGAAGTTTGCAACAATCCGAGCTAAGTTCATCCCAAAACGAGATGCCGAGCAGTTGTTCTTTTTCAGCATGCAAAATTAATTTCTCAGTTACAAAAATAGTGTCCATATTTACCTCCAGAAAGAGAAGAGACCATGATCAGTCTCTCCAAATAGTTAGTTAGACTCTTCCATGTCGTCCTCTTTGTTTTTCATCTTCGCGGCAATTTCCGGGATAACTCTATCAGCAAGTGTCTGAAGTGTGATCACTCCAACAATCGCTCCGATAGAATACCAGAAACCCCTCTTAAAATCGTTAAACATAACAGAATTCCTCCTTTCCATAAACTACCTTGAAAATATCGCGAAAAGCTAAGAGGCCGTTATTACAGCCTCCTGCTTTGCAGAGTTAACTTCTCATTACTATAATGTGAGCATCGGGATACGCTTCCTTGAAATCTTTCAGAAGTTCTACTAGCTCTCGTCTAGTGACTGAGATCCTGAATCCAGCAGCTCCCTGAAGACCTTCTGTATTCCAATCACCTGGACCGATGGCGATGCCATCATATCTAGAGATTGGGTATGCATAGTCTTCAGCAATCTCGCCGAACCTATAGGCCTCGTCCGTCAACACAAACCAGCTCTTCTTCAAAGCACCCTCATTCTTAATACCCATGATAATACCTCCATAAATATAATGTAGAGTTTCTCTCCATAATAGATGAGGATAATATCGCGAAAATAAAAGGAGAGGATACGTTAATCCTCATCCTCATTATAAATATCATCGTCTACCAATCCGTATTTAACCACTCGTAATGCGTCAACAATCATCCAAGCTATAAAGCTGATAATTGCAATACATGCTCCAAATCCGAAAATTGCAGATAAAATATTCATATCATACACCTCCATAAAGGGATATGAAATATACGCGAAAAGAGAAAGAGGCCATTAAGCCTCAATCTCAAGAAAGTCCTTTTTAATATTCTCGATGTTGATTGTCAAGGTCATGCATGCCACGCCAAGTCCAAATACTACTGCAGAACCGATACCCATATAATAATGGATACCAATCATACCAGCAATAATCAAACTAATGCTAAGCATAGTCACAAATCTTTCCAAAGTAGTCATAAGAATACCTCCATAAAATTTATTTTCTTTCCATAAACTACCTTGAAAATATCGCGAAAAGGGAAAGGCCATGCTTTCCCCATAAGTGTTTAGATGTAATTCTGAAGACGCTCAACGATGAGGTCAGAATCAATGCTCATCATGCCAACTGCCTTACCATCTGCATCGCGTGCTACGATGTCCCAGAAGCAATCACCAGTAGCCAAGTGCTGAGCTTCGATCTCAACAGTAGTAACTTTGTCACTATTGTCAAACACGTTCTCAGACTTGATGTACTTCATAACCGCTTCGTCAGCATCATAGTAGCTGATGTAGTTGATGGTAGTTGTATCAATGTCAGTATTCTTCTCATTGTTGTTCATCATAGTAATTACGCCAATAGCGCTTACAGTGATAACCATAACCATACCCAGAATAGCAATAACCTTTTTCATAATAATTCTCCTTTAAAATATATTAATTTTAGTTGTCTTCTATTCCATAATATGATATGTTATTTTCGCGAAAAAAGAAGAAGAGAGGGCTCGAAAGCCCTCTAATCATTTAGTAGGTCTAAAGATTTTTGCAAGAGTCTCTTTTGTTTTACAATGTTTTGACATCATTTTGACCACATCTTGAAATTCTTTTGCACCTGGAGCATTTACATCGGCTAAATTCTTAGCCATGCTTTTAAAAATTCCATATGTTTGAGCATAAACCATCTCAGGTGGTGTCATCTCTTTGAAGTCAGATAGTAAATCTATTCGCTCTTGTTTTGTCATTAAAGTTCACCTCCATAAAGGGATATGAAATATACGCGAAAAAAGAAGAGACCATGATATATTCACGGTCCCCTCTTAGATGCTTTCTACTCTGTAGTCTCGCTATCATTTGCTGAATTATTCTTCCCAAATATCCCGCCATTATTATGTTCGAAAATATTCTCGATAACTTTGGCAGAAAGCGTCCCTAGCAAAACTACAATTGCCTGTTCGGACAAAGTTTCGATCGGGAACGGCTGGCCAAGAACAAATGTGGCATACGCAGCAAGAATATAGGATGTACTAACCCAAATGAGTGCAAAGAATTGACCGGTTATAAAAAGCCACCGAGTAATCGATTTAAATCGTTTATTCAGGAAACAAAATATCTTTTTTCGGCAGGCAAATATAACCAAGATGCAAATGAAGATGGCTGCCAAGAAGCCAAGACCAAATGCGAAGAAGAGAGAGGGTGTCATTTCTTATCGCCATCCTCAACTTTGAGAATAACATTTTTCTTTTCGGTTAGTTTATCCACAGGGATAGAAAGTTTTGTTTTATAAGTAGCGCCCTGCATTTTGATTGTGCCATCACCGGGGTACTTAGCAGCGCTCAGCCCAAGCAACATGCCAATAAACACGGTGATTGCAGAAAGCGTACCTACAACTTGTTCGCAATAGGGAAGGCCCCAAATCCCCGAGATGGCAAAATAGAGCGTACCTAATCCGGGAAGCAAGATCTGAGCGATCCATTTCAGTGTATCATACACTTTGTTACTTAGAGTCATTTTGAACACCTCATTTATTAGGATTTGGTTTCATGGGTAATGTGCGAACAACATCCATGACTCGTTTGGCTGATCCATTTCCACCCGCCTTTTCATACGGGTTAAACAGATAGTCATTGAGATTTTCATACTCATCCTGGTATATGTAACCCCGCTCAATGTATTGCATACCAAGTTCTACAATACGATCATGAGCAAGGCCTACCAGTAATTTTGTTTTGGCGTCTTTTTTATTAATGTGCATCTGAATCAAAGTCCAAAAGCCACCTGAAGCGAGGACAGACGCCAAAATAGTAAAGAACATCTGAATATACGGGTTCATAAAGAGACACTCCTCACACAACCAGTCGCTCCAGTTCATAAGGAATGAATGACCAGGCTTCTTCACCCAATACAGTGCTTGCTATCTGGAAGATCTGAAGCCCATAATCTGCAATAAAATTACAGACCCATTCCTCAGCATCAATCCATAAATGCCGCGGAACTGCCCGGTGAATATCATCGAGCAGCCCGTAGCTAAACATGACTACATGGCCAAGTTCATGCAATAGCACTGTCGTGAAAAAGCTTCCTTCTAACGTATCGAGCAAATACACAGTTCGAGTTATCGGATCAGTTGTAGCGACGGTTCGCGTACCTGTCTTCTCAATCAACATCGGACTTGCATATGGGACTCGTTTGATACGCCATAGATACCCATTCACAAAGAAACTATCCATGACTTGGCTGTTAGTTCATTTCCTGAAGTAAAGCGGAGAAATCTTTCTTCATCTTCTCCCTCAGGTCGGGGTCGGCATCATGCCACATATCACGTAGTGTAGCAATTGTCTCCCCAATGTGCATTTTTGCACTTGTGGACATTTCCATCCGATCTGCATCAGACTTCGTAGCATTGTAGTGCCGTCTGGCATCGAGATACTTATCCCAATTTCGACCCATTTCGCTGGTGGTCGCATGGCGGCCAGAATAACCCATCCGAGCATATACATCATACTCATCAGGATCCCAACGACGGTCCATCTCAGGAAGGACACGCATCATGCCGGAACGACCCATTTTGAATCGTTCGTCGCCCTCATGATCCTCCATAGCGCCAATCTTCTCTTCGTAATACTTACGTTTGGCACAATAATACTCCATTTCATAAGTATCCTTGATCATATCGACGACTTCTCCAAGTTCCTGTGCATTGATTTCGGACGGATTGCCACCCATGGCCTCTTTGGTCCAACTCATGAGTTTTTCACGCATCATGCAAATATCATAGTTCGCCATAACTGTACCCCCTTAAGATACTCTCTTGATATACAAGAGAGGATTCGTAGAGATGACCACAGGAACAGCACCAGTATTGGTGACGGTCAAGCGATCAAAGTCACAGCAGTTGACAGAGATCAGATCAGAGATGGTGATGCTATCGAATGCATTTGCAGTAGTAATCTGGCGAACCATCGTGGATTCAGGCAGAGTATCTCCACCAATTGCAAAAGAAAGCTGTGCCACGCCAACGGCCTCAGTCGTTACATTTGCCTGGAAGAAGGCTTCATAGCATGCCGGGCGCTTGCAAAGCTTTACGCTACCGGTTCCAAGGCGGAAGCATTCCGCACAGCCGCTCCTCTTCACAATCGTGGAGAAGGTAACAGACTGGCCAGGCTGTACCGTCTGAGCAGTAAGATTCGTGAGTTTAATCGCTGAGAGATTTTACCGAATCTTGATGCGCTTGTAGCAGTAGCCCTTGCTATCATAAGACAGCTCGAAGCCGCCAGCCGTAATGGTGGTGTCGGCACGAGAAGGATCGGGATCCATCATAGGGATGGGAGAACCATAATCGTAGCCGCCATAGGGCTCGGGTCTGGTAGAGATACGAATGTCCTTACCGTCAGATGCCTTGATGTACTTTTCCATAATTTTTGTCTCCTTTTTTAAAATATTTATATGCACGATCTTTATGATCGAGAATATATAAGATATGCCTATTTAACTTTTATAAATGCATTGCATCCATCCAATTTGATATTTGGTAAATATGCACCGTAATTAGTTTTATTTCCAATTAAAAACCATTTATCATTTATGGTTTCATTAAAGTCATCGACTGGAACTAATGACGTTGCGACTCTGGCATGTACGGTAGCACTTGCTCCTTCAAGCTTGACAAGCACAGTATCTGTATTAATAGTTCCTATAATATATGCATATGCTTTTGAAGATTTGTCTCTGTTAATTTTATTGCTGAAAGTAAAATTAGAAGGAAGAACAATTTCTTTTCCATCTTTAAAAAGCCCGTTAGATAAATATTCATATAGGCCATTTTTAGTACCATATATTCCGTTTATCGTAACGTCTCTATCGTATCGCGTGTCAGATGTGTGATCGAATTTCGCTCCTACAGTCATCTTCTCATAATCCCTATAATTCGGATTTCCACTATAGGTGCATTGAACAAACATTTGGTTTCCATTATATAATGTGACTCCTCTAAATGGATACGCATATTTTGAAAAATGATTAGTGTACTGTTCATGCCAGGTTATGGATTCTGGGTTTTTGATATCGCCATATATATACCAAGAACTAAGTCGATCAGATCCGTCTGCCCACCATCCACCGAACACAAAATACGATTCGTTTGCATCCCATGTATCTATATGCTCGTAATAAGAATTTTCAAAATTGAATTTTTGTATAGAAAACGTATTCAAATCATCTTTGGATGTTATTGTATATATTGTCTGCGGATCGAGTGCCACAAATATCCAAGAACCATTCTGATAGGTTAATCCAACAACTCTAAACCGCTCTAATTGGCCACTCCCATCGCCAAATAGATGCGGTATGGTTTTTGTTATCATAGTATTAGAGTTGATATTGAATATATTTAGATTTAATACAGTATAGTTCTCATTTTCACCACCAGCTGCCTCTATGTATCTTACAACATATGGGCCATGGGCGCATGTCTGATCCACACTCGTTCCGGTTTCCAATTTCGTTGTTTTTGCCCAACCAGAATCTGGAGATGCTGTTTCTTCGATGACATTTCCATATTCCGGATATACTCCAAGATCGACAGAGCTTCCATCGCATTTAAGCCAGGAGTCACCAAGCGAATTTTTAATAGTAAGTTTGATATCACCGATTGACTCAATATCATCTCTTACTTTTTTTAGTTTAGCTGGGGTAATCCATTTGCTATCATCAGTTCCTAAAAGAACATCAGAATCTGTGGCTTTGTCAACAATTTTAACCCTTTCATCAATCTGCCTCTGAAGATTGGCAGCAACATTGCCAGAAAGTTGAGCCTGGACATTTGCAAACCATGCATTAAATTCTGCATCCCACTGGTTAAACAGTGCCGTGATATCAGTCTGCTGAAGGACAGACGTAATAAAGGGGCAAGTTTCCTTACCGACGTTTACTTCGATCTTATCAGCAGTGATACTAGTCACACCAGCACCGATAGTTATATAACCAAGTGCATATTGATGCAGAGTTTCTGTATTGGCCAATGCAGGTTTTGCAGGATTGGCAGAGGGAGTGCCCTTAATCACCTTAATGGTATTTGCGCGCGTACTAACTGCAGAGTTAATCTCCACAGCAACAGCATCGATTCGAGTAAGGCTTACGTCAGCTGCCTCAATATCCAGAGGAAGCAGAGCATCATTCAGCGTCCAAGTGCTATTAAACCAGCACTTACCAGTCTTCACAACAACCTGCATCCCGGTTCCCGCAATCGGCATCAAAGACCCGCCAATAGATGCGAACACGCCATCTGTAATAATTCCATTAAATATGGAACTCATTTGCTCAGCATTGTAAACTCGATCCTTATTTAGCGAGTTATAAAAGCCATAAGTTACAGCCATAAAGAACCTCCTTTACCCAATAGTTTCATCCTCCGTGGACGTAAAAGTAGGAGTAATCGTGATACCATTTGCATCCTGAGAAAATACAATTTCAGAAATGTAAACTGTACCAGTAATTCCGAATTCATTTTCGACCTGAACAATATCACCTATGTTGAAATCTTCTCTATAGATATACTGTCTGGTTGCTTCCAGTTCGCCTTCAAAAGCAGTAGTTGTCTGATGTTCGCCAAGTTCTGCAATGGCTTTTTCTTTATTAACAGCATTCCAGGTAGCATATTCGCCACCTTGTTCGCCATCGTTTACACCGCCATTGTCAATGAACATTTCTCTTCGAGCGAGTCCGCTTGGTGTCGCCGTTTCCGAATACTGCCAAGTAACAACCTCAGCTTCTTCGTAAGTTGTCTGCTCCTCAACCACCCATTCACCATTGTCATCTTTGTACTTGTTTTGAAGAATAACTTCTTTCTGATAAGTTCCAACAGCATAAATGCTATTCTTATAGGACTTAAAAGACTTGATGTAGTTCGAATTCAAAAGGTTTTCAAAAGATGGAGAGAATGTGACATAAGGATTTACAGACTGTGCATAAGATCGATCAACGCCAACATAAAGCTCGAACTCGAAGCCACCAGCGCCTTTAGGAAGAATTCGCCAGCCGACTTTGTTTGCTTGGCAAAGACTACAGACTACATCATAGACGTTTTCACCACGAATGCTTAATTCTGAAATTGAGATACTGGTAATTCGAGAATCCGAGCTGGTCTTTAAAGAGAATCCAGGGATTCGTCTTGTTCCACCAGAAGAAATAACCTCATTTTGAATAATTGCAAAGAGCACACTCTGCAAATTTCCAGAGAAATTCTGAGAGCTTGTAACAATGCGTCGATCCAAAATGCTTTCAAGACTTCTTCCGGTCACAATTAGCTGTGGACCTTCCTCAGCATCTGTTTCGATCTCAACAGTCTCAATGACCATCAACCGATCACTGTCTCGATTCCAAAGATAATTACCAATCTGCATGGCCTGAATATAATCAAGCCGAACAGGCGTATAAATCTCGAAATCGCCAGCTTCATCATACCGAACTGTCCAAATGGCTGAAGTGAATGTATCAATCATGGTGATACCGTCATAGTTCTTGTCTAAGACCATGAATTCCATAATTAGATACCTCCATAAGCATTTCGATAGGAAAATACCATTGCAATATTGGAAATGCCTTCTTTTACTGTAAAGTTAAAGATATTCTTTCCAACTGAGATCTGGAACCAGTCAGCAAGTTTCTCAATAGCAGAAATTGCATTGGTATACTTGCCGTCATGCAAGACCTGAACATATTTATCTCCGCTAACTGTGGAAATAATGATGTCATCGCCATTTGAGTATTCTCGTCCAATCAATGTCTTGATACGATCCAGATCGATCTTGATAGACTCGTGCGTCTCAACATTGTACACAACAATTGGTCCAGTCACTTTTCCAAGAGAATGAATTGTGATGAGAACGCCAGTGTCAACGTCCCCATGATAATCAAGAATGGATCTTGTATCAAGATTGATAATACCGAACTCGATGAGATCTTCTTCTAAAGACTCATTAGACCAAGGGAATTCGAAGTTTGGTGTCACTGTTGCGAACTGGGTTACACTTGGGTAAGGATCGTAGAAAAATGGATCCAGACAGAGGATCGAAATCTGTGCGCCTTCCTCTCGAGAGAAAATATCCGGTGTATTAGACTCCACATAGCCCTTCGTTTCCAAAGAACGGTTGTCAGTTTCAACACGGATCGTAACTTCTTTTTTCAAAGGAAAGTACTTATAGGTTTTCTGTCGAACATCTTCAATCGTCGGTGCAAACATGAACTGCAGATTGAAGACAATATTACGGGTACTGGCCCGTGCAGACGAGTAAAGAGCCCCATCTGCCGTGGCCAGATCCGTTGAATTGATGTTAGCTTTCGGGGGTCCCAGGCCAGTAATACTCTTAACAATCAGCCCCGATTTTTCAGGATGAAAGAGATCCAGCTCGAGAGATTCGCCCTTCGGATTGATTACCGTGATGGACTTGATCATACCTTAGAAATCGCCTCCTTGAAAGCAGTAAACTGATTGTTAGTATTGCGATAGATCTCAGAGCGGCTGAGGGACTTCGGAGAATAGTTATTCTGCACGAACTCAACCACCTGAGGCCCATTTTGATTATTCTGCGGGACCGGCTGCTTTATACCGTTTTCATGAGAACTCAGAGAACTCGCAACGGCATTTACACGAGCGCCGGTTACATAAGTACTGATAACCGGTGTCTTCATCGAGCCGAGTTTATTAAACCCAGAGCGAACATGCGTCAAATCGACAACAGGAGCGATCTGCGGATGAAGCGTC